TGCCTAAAACCGTAAAAAATCCCATTACATCAAAGGTATATTAAAAAAGTAAATAATATTTTGCTTGAGGTGGGAGTTATCCACCTAAAAAAGAACTAGGAGGGTATAAATGGCATTTACAAAAGAAGAACTACTCAAACTTGGATTGACAGAGGAACAGGCTAAAGATGTCTTTGCATTACGTGGTAAAGAGCTCAATGAAGACAAATCAGCTTTAGACACTATCACCAAAGAGCGAGATAGTTTGAAAGACCAGTTGCAGAAAGCAGAGGAGCAAGTCGAAAACTTAAAATCACTTGAGAGTATCAGCGCTGAACAAAAAGATGCGATTGATAAATTACAAGCAGATTATGACAAGTATAAACAAGAAGCCGAAGCTGAACTGGCAAAAACAAATAAGGTGAACGCTATCAATCTTGCGTTGAAAGATACTAAGGCACACAATCCAGCAGCATTGATGAAGTTTATTGATGTGGATGCCGTTGAAGTTGATGATAATGGCAAACCAAAACTTGATGATGTCATCAATGGGCTTAAAGAAAGTGATCCTTATCTTTTCGAGGCGGAAGAAAGTGGAAAACCTAATCCAACAATTGTACCCGGTGGCAATCCAGCTGCTGGCGCAGGGTCGCCAGATGATGCATTTGCCGCGGCGCTAGGATTAACAAAATAATTTTAAGGAGGCTATAAATGCCTATCAATTACGTTACTAAACGAGAAAAAGAGTTTGACCAAAAATTAATGCAGGGCGCATTAACAAATATTTTAGAAACCCCACGCGTTAATTGGTTAGGTGCTAAATCGTTTGAAATTCCTACTGTATCTGTTTCTGGATATAAAGCACATACGCGCTCAAAGGGCTATAACGCCGGTACTATCTCAAACGACAAAGAAGTCTATACACTTAATTTTGACCGCGATATTGAGTTCTTTGTTGACATTGCAGATGTGGACGAAACAAATCAAGAGTTATCAATGGCTAACATCACAGGAACATTCATTACAGAACATGCAACACCAGAACTTGATGCATATCGTTTCTCTAAATTAGCTACAACAGCTATTACAGACACACATTTTAAAGCAGAAGATGACTATTCAGAAACAAATGTGTACTCACGCTTGAAAGCTGCTATCTTGCCAATCCGTAAATATGGGGCAGGTAATATTGTAATTTACGTTTCTAGTGAGATTATGGATTTCCTAGAACGCTCAAAAGATTTCACGCGCTCAATTGCGACTACCTCACCGCAAGGAATTGATACTCGTGTCACATCTCTTGATGGAGTACAAATCGTTGAGGTTTGGGATGACGCACGCTTTAAAACTCAGTTCGAATTTACAGATGGATTTACGAAAGCTAGCGGAGGAAAAGATATCAACTTCTTGATCGTTGCTAAACCGGCAGTCATTGCGAAGGCTAAATTTAACTCTATTTATCTCTTCGCTCCTGGTCAACACACAGAAGGTGATGGATACCTTTATCAAAATCGTATGTATCATGACTTATTTGTCCTCAAAAACAAAAAAGATGGTATTTATGTTTCTCATAAATCAGCGTAGGAGGTAACAGATACAGATGAAGAAATATTTTAAAGAAAATCAAGTTTACAGCGTGCAAGAGGGCAGTGTTCTTGAGGCTCAATTGATTTCTAATGATTTTGAAGAAGTTGTTGAAACTGAATCCCAACTAAAAGGTAAGAAAGCCGATGATGAGTAAGGAGGTGTAAATTATGGCGCTTTATAAAGCACAAAAAAACATTTACTTTACTAGTCTTAATAAAGATGTTGTTATCGGTGAAACTATTGACCTTGACAAAGAATACGCAGATACGGTGAATGCTGATTTAAAGCCGGTGTTTACGGATGTTGAAGCTGTACTTGTGCTGGTTGATGAAGAAGATAAACTGCAAAACGCAGAACTTGACAGTAAACCTGATACAGAAGCAGCAAGTGATGCGATGAATTAAAAATAAGGGGTGGCAACACCCTTTGTTTTTAAGGGAGGTTACTATGTCTTATTTAACAAAAGATGAGTTTGTTAAAGATTTAGGTTTTGATGATGTAACTGATTTTGAAACGCTAGCTAAAAGAGCAGAGATTGCCATCAATCTTTATACTCAAGGCATCTATCAACGATACATTGACTTTGAGAAAGAGGTTGATTATCGCAAATCTGCTGTAAAACTAGCTATGGCTTTTCAGATTGCTTATTTAGATAGCTCTGGCATCATGACTGCCGATGACAAACAAACTATGGCAAGTGTTTCTATCGGTCGTACATCAATTTCTTATGGCAACTCACAAAGTGGGTCAGCAGGTCAGAGGTTCAACCTTTCTCTGGATGCTGAAAATGTCTTGAGGCAAGCAGGCTTTAGCTTGATTGTAGCGGTTGATTATGATTGATAAACGCTTATTAAAAGATGTTATTTCTGTCCGAAAGGTTGCAGGCAGAAATGATTTTGGGGATGTTAGTTATTCTGACGCACTGGATATTAAACCAGTAAGGTTTGATAGGTCAGTGAGTGTAACAGGCACTAACAACTCTAAAACGAGACAAAAAGCGGGAGTTATCTATATTTATCCAAAATTTGCAAATGTGACAGTTGATGAAAGCTGGCTGGGTGCAACTGTGAATGATGGAGCGCGTGATTATACTATCACAGGCTATCAACCTAATTATCTTAATGGTAAAGTTTTCAGCTATGAAATCGAGGTGATTTGATGGCTGATGTCAAAGTTACGGTTAATTTAGATGGTGTCAAACGTAAAGTGTCGCCAGAGAATTTGAAACGTGGCAAATTAGCAGCAGCTAGCCAAGCAATGCTAATAATGGATCCGTATATCCCTGTGAGAAGTGGCCCTTTAAGAGCTTCTGGACGTGTTGAATCTAATGGGGATGTCAGTTATAACACAGTCTATGCCAGAGCTCACTTTTACGGTAGCAACGGTATTGTGACCTTTAGAAGATACACAACCGCTGGTACAGGCAAAAGGTGGGATAAGCCATTAAAAGCTAATATTGACAAGCTAAAGCAAGCAGCCGTTAGGGCGATGGGGTTGAGATGATGCAAGATAACAAAAACTTTCAGGAGGTGCTATTAGCACATATCAATAAAATCAATAATCTACCAATGAAAGCGCGCCTTGATTATTTTGAGGATGATAAGGATGACTTAGTTATCAACGCTATACCCGGTGGAACAATTGATAAGGAATACATGGATGGGACTAGAGAGGTGTCATTGCCGTTTGAAATTGCTGTCAAATGCAAGAGCAATCAAAAGGCTAGTGATGCTATTTGGCTCATCAATGGTGACTTGTCAGAATTTGATATTGAGCTACCTAGTACCGATAACACATATACTTTTCTTTCTCTTGATGTCGGGAAGCCGGGAATCAACGGGAAAGATGAACAAGGTTACTTTGTCTATACTTTACAAGTAACCGCTAAATTGGAAATCGTAGGAGGATAAACATATGGCACGTATGAAAAATGCCAAGCGCAAACACTTAATCGCGCCTTTCAGCCCAGAAAAAGCTGATATTGTACCAGAAGATAATGAATTTATGCCGCTAGCAAAATACATTGAAAGTATTGAAGACGATACAGATGAAGAAACGGATGATACCGGATACTATGATGGCGATGGTACACCAGAGGAAACAGTAACATCTGTATCTGGAGCTTATACCGCATCAGGAATTTATGATGCTGATGATAAAGCCCAAGCCCATATTGCAAACATGCGATATAAGATTGGTGAGGGTCGACGCGTATGGCATCGTGTGATTGAATCGAACAACAAGAAGTCATTTACTCAAGTTGCAAATGTATCTGAAATCAAGGCAGGATCTGGAGATGCAACAGATTATGAAGAATTTGGCTGCAAACTCAAATGGATTAAAGCGCCGATTGAAAAAGCTATCACCTTATAATTAGAATTTTTTGGAGGAAATAGAAAACATGGCACGTACTTATAATTTTGATGGTAATCAGGATACCATCACGTTTAATATCGGTTCTGTTAGTTTAGATTTTAACCCAACGGATGAAAAATCTAAGGCTATAGTGGAGAATGCGGAGCGGCTAAAGAAAAAGTCAGAAGCGATTGATAAAGAAGATGGTGATGAGTGGCAATTACGCCGAGAGATCAAAGAATTATTGGATGAATCATTTACCTTGATTTTCGATGACACAGCTCCACAGAAGCTTTATAAAGCAAGTGGTGAAAATACTATTTCTTATCTACGCCTTTTCTTACAAATTGCTGAGGCAATCAAAGAAACTAACGAAGAAAAACAAAACGATGAAACATTCAAGAAGTATCTTGCTGAATAATGTTTGATATTTCCAAAAAAATGGATGACAGGCTGGTACTCAATGATAAAGAGTATCAGCTTTTCTTATCATTCGACAGGGTTCTCTGGTGTTTTGATATGTGGGGTAAAGAATATATACCACCTCATCTAAAGCCTAAATTAGCGCTAGCCAAGTTAACCAACGATGAAAGTTTTAAGGATGTAGACCCCGTGGATGCTATGGCAGCCTATCAAGAGGTCTTTGAAAAATATATCAGAGTTGTTAAAGCTGGCGATGAGGTTGATAGATACGACATTGAGGGTAATGTGTTACCTAAAAAACCTAAAGATGATCCTGATAGTGATGAGAAGCCTTTGTTTTCAATCAAATATGATGGCGAGTATATTTTTTCATCGTTTATGCAAGCCTATCACATTGATTTGATTGAGGAACAAGGTAAGTTACATTGGCAAAAATTCAACGCTTTGTTGGCTGGATTGCCAGATGGTACAAAGTTTGTTGAAGTTATGAAAATTAGGGCGTGGAAACCCCAAAAAGGCGAAAGTAATAAGGAAAAACAAAGAATGCGTAAATTACAAGAAGAATATGCATTGCCAAACTAAAAAGAAAGGGGGCGTTATATGGCATCAGATGGAAAGGTAACCATCACAATTGATTTAGATGGTGCAAAAGCTCAAGGCGAAGTGAAATCCCTAAGAGGCCTCTTACAGAGCCTAGGTAGTGTATCTACTAAGGCGTTTGGCGGGGGTATGAAATCCGTTTTCGGATTTGGTGCGGCATTTGCGGCAGCTAGTAAGGTTGTCAATACTGCTATGGGGGCTATTTCTAGCTCTGTGAGCGGTGCTGTCAGCCGTGTCGATACAATGAACCGCTTCCCTCAGATGATGCAGGCCATGGGCTTTTCAGCTCAAGATGCAAAAGGCTCTATTGATGAACTTTCAAAAGGAATTGATGGTTTACCAACGGCTCTTGATGAAGTTGTGGCAACTACTCAACAGCTAGCCCTAATGAATGGAGATTTAGGAAAATCAACTAAGCTGACTTTAGCGTTAAATGATGCGTTTTTGGCTTCGGGATCATCAGCAGCTGATGCAAGCCGTGGATTGACACAATTTAGTCAGATGATGTCATCAGGCAAGGTTGATATGCAATCGTGGAAAACTCTTATGGAAACCATGCCTTTAGGGTTGCAGAAAACAGCAGAGGCTTTTGGTTTTGCTGGAGCATCCGCTAAAAATGACCTTTACGAAGCCTTGAAAAAAGGAACTATTACATTTGATCAATTTTCAAACAAGTTGATTGAACTTGATGGCGGACTTAATGGATTTGCTCAATTGGCGCGTGTCAACTCCGTTGGTATTGCAACATCATTCAAAAACATCAAAACGGCTGTAGTTCGTGGTGTTGCTAACATGATACAGGAATTTGATAAGGCTTCTAAAGCTGCTGGATTAGGCGGTATTGCTGAAAATCTGAATAAAGTTAAATCTGCTGTTAGTTCGGCGTTTAATGCTATCAATGCACAAATTGGGAAATTTGTAAATACAACTGTCTCAACGTTTAAAAAGATATTTAACAGCAAAAGCTTAGTCAGTTTAGAAGTGGCTCTGCATTCGGCTAAAACGGCTATTGATGCAGTAGTTAAAGCGTTAAGCGCTGGTATCAATAGTGGCGGCTGGATTTTTACTGCTCAAAAGGCAGTTAAAACCGCTATTTCAGTATTCTCAAACGCTTCGCTATACGTTGCTAAGTTTGTAAATGCGTTTGCTGAAACTGGCGCGTTGGCCAATTTTAGGATGATGATTAACAGTGTTTTAGACACAATTCAAAACGTTGTTAAGAAATTCAACGATAGCGATATTGCGGGTGGATTTGGTGCTGCTTTTGGGAATCTAGTCAAAGTAGCGTCAAATGCTTTTGCTGAAATTGGTAAAAGCATCAATTGGGACAATGTCATTTCTACTTTTTCAACAGTCATGACAACGCTCATGAATATAGCATCAGCGGTTATCCCTGCTTTGACTAAAGGGTTTGTCGCTATTGTGAATATTATTTCCGCTATTGGCAGCAGTAGCTCATTTCAACTATTGGTTAAAGGTATTGAATTAGCCGTACAGGGAATTTCTAAACTTGTACAAGGAATATCTGATTTTCTTGCAAAAACAAATGTCGCTGCAGCAGATACAGCTGTCATTTTCACTGGATTAGCTGCTATAGTCGCAAAGGTTTTTGGCGGTGGTATAAGAAATTCTATTTCTACTGTCAAAGGGGCAATTACTGGTTTATTATCACGTATTCCTTTGATTGGCCGATTATTTAAAACAAGTGGTAATACTGCTCAAGAAGCTATGAGCAAAGCTGCTGGATCAGCTGGTAAAAGTGTTTCGAAAATCGCGCAAATTATAAATAGCTTGGGGAATATCTTAAAATCTGCTGGTCAAGCTATGTCAACAGTTTTTCGAGGATTGGGCTCAAGTATATCAACGGTTTTAAATGGCCTAGGAACAAGCATTTCAACCATTTTCCAATCTTTGGGAACTGGCATAGCAACAGCGGCTAAGGGCATAGGTTCTGGATTATCAACAGCTTTTCAAGGGATTGGTAAAGCCCTATCTCTTGTAAATCCCGTAACTCTTTTATCTCTATCTGTTGCAATTTTAGCAGTAGGTGCGGCATTTGCTTTGGCCGGCAGTCAAGGTCAAGGTATCAAAGTGATGCTTGAGGGATTTGGCTCATTGATTGAATCGGTTGGTGCTGCCATTTCTAATTTTGTAAGCACAGTTATTTTATCATTTGCTCAAGCGTTGGCGATTGTTATTCCGTCATTAGCTAAGCTCTCGCCTCTAGTAACAGCGGTAGGTCAAGCGTTTGCTACAGTTATTACTGCAATTGGTGGAGTAGCCCCTCAATTGGGTGTGCTAATTGCTTCAATTGGCAGTGCTGTGTCTGAAATTATTGGGGCTGTATCTAACTTAGTAACAGCCTTTGCACCTATAGTTGAAATAATGGCGAATACTTTTGTCCGCGTCGTAGAAGTGGTTATGTCCGCTGTGCCTCAAATCATTTCAGCTTTGACGCCGCTAGCACAAATATTCTCAACAACTTTCATTGAGATTACTCGGATTGTATCACAAGCTATTGTCCAAATCGTACAGGCGTTAGCGCCATTTATTCCGGCTATAAGCGAGATGGTTACTGCTTTAGCTCCTGTATTGCAATCACTCGTAGACGCTTTTAACAACTTAATCAGTCAGATAAGACCAATAATTGATAGCATAACTAATCTATTCAAAACATTAGGAGAACAAATCAGAAATATTCTTGATGGTGCTAAGGGTGTTATAGAGGGGTTTGGTAGTGCTGTAAGGTCAATTCTTGATGGTATAGCTGGCATCTTTGATTCAATCGGTCGAGCTGCTTTAAACGCTGGTCAAGGCTTTAAATTGTTAGCTCAGGGCGTTGTTATGATTACTAATACTAATCTTGCTGATATGGCAGCATCTCTTGCAGCTGTTGCTGTTGGCGTTGGTAAAATCGCTGCTCAAAGCGGAGGTATGGCAAGCGCTGGGGCTGGCATCAAATCACTAGGTCAAGGTTTGATAATGGTACAAGCAAGCGGTACAGCTGCAGCAAGTGTTTTGCAAGTTTTAGCTAGCTCTATACCTGCTATTTCATCCAGTGTTACAGGATTAGCTCCAGCAATGACACAAGCAAGCGCAGCGATGGCAGCTTTTGCAAGCGGTGCGATAGCATCTCTAACTAGTCTTGCTGTTTCGTCAAGTTTAGTGGCAATGTTTAGCGCTAGTTTAAGCACGTTACAAAGTTCAATCTCGACTGTAAGCGGAGCTGTTATTTCTCTTGGAAACAATGTATCTATCACGGCAATCTATATGACTAATATAGCAACAACAGCATATCAAGCCACTACTGCTATATATCAAATGCAGACAGCTATGTATAGAACGTCTAGTGCTACTTTGTCAGCGGGGCAATCATTCGCGTCGTTGCAATCAATGGTAGCAGCTAATATGTCAGGTATGGTTGTAGCAATTAGCGTATCAATGGCGCAAGCACAATCTGTTATTCGCAGGGCAAGTCAAGATTTTGTACGCTCTATTGCTAGCGCAGTCCCTCTAATGAGACAAAATGGACTGTTAGCAGGACAAAATGCAGGTCAAGGGGTGAGCGCTGGGATTCGGTCAACTAGCGGTTTAGCTGTTGCAGCAATGAGCGCTATGATTGCTGCTGTACGTTCTGCTGCAATGTCTGGAGTTGGTTCTATGAATTACATAGGGGCTATGATAGGTCAAGGTCTTGCTGCTGGGATGTATTCGGCGTTAGGAGCTGTTACGGCAGCAGCT